GTCCTGAGCACCGGTCGCGACAAGCTGAACGATACCTCCGCTCATTTTACAATTGGTCTAGATTATTTTAGACGACCGAAAGAGGCGGCTGGGCAATTGGGTTTTTGTCGAGTTGCTGGATCGCCATGTCCATGGATGCGTTCGTAGACCAAGGGTTCATGCGACCCTTCTTCTCGTTGAATCTGTCGAATTCAGGACGCTGATACTGCTGGAATCGCCCGCCGTCCGCCGCCGCCACGGGGAACGCCGTCGTCTCGGACCGAAGGCACGACGGGGCGCCACCCTGGTTGATGGGGTCCGTGCGGACATTCATGCGCCCGGGGCCCTCTGGGCGGTTTCCATTCTCACGGTAGCCGCTCATGCGCGTCAGAGCCTTGTCCGTGTAGCACGTCTCGCCACCCTCGGCGTACGGCTGAGCCACGTTGTACTGAGCCGGGCCAGTCTCAAGGCCGTCGGTGCGCATACCCGTCTCGTGACGGATGGTCGAGCGCCGAGTCTTGATAAAGTCCGGACGGCCCTCGGGGCCGATGAGGGCGCCACCCTGACCCTCACCCTGGTTCTGAGCGGGCGGGCGGTACCACGCCTTGGAGTCCTTGGCCTGGTGAGTGATATCACCCATAGTCGTACCGCCATTCTTGACGACGGGGTTCGAAGGTCCGTTACGGCCCTCGAGGGTCGTGAGACGCTCCTCGTTGATGTTGTTGGGAAGGGCACGGAAAAAGTCGTGGAAACCACCGGCGGATGGAACATCCGACCCGACACCCAGACCCGGTCCGACGTTCTTGCGTTCGATGGGCTGGAGATTGTTCATTTTGTTCGTCACGTTCTGACGGTTGTACAAATCATAGACCGGCTGACCGAACGGGAAGCGACCCGCGTCAGGCGAACGGTCCTGGAGAGACCCGATTTCGTTTTTGGGACCGAGACGGGAGTCGCCGATGCGCCGACCCAGATCCGGAGTCATAATTTTGAGGTCAAAATAGTCCTTTGAGTGATCACGTGAATTCGCCATAAGATCCACGTCACGACGGGTCAAAGAGGGTGTAGCCGCCTGGACGGGCTTTTCGACCGAAGACTCGGTCGACTCGCTCAGACGCTTGCCTGCAAACACAAGGCCGACGACTGCAGCGAGAGCCAATGGGTCCATGTTACTATTTACTTACTAAAATATCTCTGAACGAAACGAGTGTTCTGATCGTCGACATACGTGCTGACTGGGTTCCAGCCCATCACGCGCTGTGGGATGGTGACGTAGCTGTTCGGGAAGTCGTACGGCTGTTCGGTCACGTTCTTCTTCCATGCGATGGTGGTGCGTTCACGGAGCATGCTCTCCACGTCGGTCTTGTCGGCCAGGACAACGGTGGCCGGACCCATCATCACGCCCTCCTGAAGGACCAATGGGCTCGTGTTCAGGATAGGCATTATTACTTTAGTGTCCGAAAAAAACTATAGATTTATAGTATGCCTTCTGCACCCGCACGGGTGAGCCCTCGTTCTCACAAGGCCAAATCGGCCTCGCCTGCTCGCCGCCGGCGCAGTTTGCGCGCCGGTTCCGCTCCGGGTCGACTCGGGTCTTCTGTGAACCCCATGTATCGTCGCGCCAAGTCCGCGTCACCTGGTGTGCGTCCATGGAATCCTCCGCGTGCTCGCCGCGGCTCGGTCCGCAGGTCGTCCGTCGGCCGCGGCGCCAAGGCGCTCACGACGCTTCTGGCTCTGCAGGCTGCGCTCAAAGGCGACACCCCTTACGTCGGCGCGTCGGGCAAGGCTCTGGCCATCTACCCCCTGGGTACGAGCGGTCCCAATTACACGATCCAGACTCGCACCATGGGTCGGCGTCACGAACTCGCAAAGTTCCCTGCTGTGGAACGCACCCGCCTCCGTCGCCCCCTGACGTGTGGCCGCAAGGCGTGCCTGGGTGGCCAACCCAATTCCAGCCTGTACGAACCCAAAATGACGTGGGTCAAGCTGAACGGGAGCAGAATGCCCCGTAAATTTGGCGAGGGTGCGTGGACCAACTTACCGATGCCCTCAATTTCAGCCTCGAATGTGTTGCGTTTCGAAGCCCAGGGGTATCAGTTCCCCAAGTCGGTCCTGAAGCAGGCCCACGCTGGTCTGCCTATTGCTGGAAATTACAAACTTTCTGAAAAGACGGCTGCGGCTCTGGCGGCCAAGGATCCGCGTATGCTCCCCGCCCTTCTGAAGGCGCAGATGGGACCGGAGAGCCGTTTTAATCGTACGCTCGGCCTGCCTCCTAAAGTTCAGCGCAAACTGGCCGCCCTGGAGGCTCGTGGGCGGAGTGCGACAGCGGCAAGCGCCGCAAAGGCTTTGGTCGCCCCGTGGAAGGTGGCGGCCAAAGCCCGGAATTTGACCGGGCGCGCTGCAGCCTCTGTGGGCCGCGGCGCGTCTGCGGTGCGCTCGGCAATGAACCTCGCGGGTCGTGGTCGCCGAGCGCTTATGCGCAGTCTGAAGGCTCAGGAGCGGCGGCTGCCGAATTAACGGCCGTTGCCTGCACGCATCTGAGCACGCTCTGGAAGTGTAGAATAGAAGCGATCCGGGTCGCAGGCGTCACCACCCTGGTCCTTGCAGATCGGGGAGAAGGGCTTACCGTAGGCCGCCTGAGCAAAAGCCGCCTGGTCGTTGGGGATGGTCGTCGATGCGACCGTGTAAAAATTACGTTCGGCGTCACGCTTACGCTCGAACGGGTGGATATTACTCCACTGTACGGCAATTTCCTGCCGCACACTGGGATACCACGCAGCGCTCGGTCGGTCCGGGTAGTCTATGTAATCGGTCGGAAGCACGTTACCCATGGGGTTGTCGAACGAGGGCATGTAAACCTCCTCACGGAAGGGGCCTGGAGCGCGGCCGTCGCCCTGAGCCGGACGGAGCTTGCCGTCCTTTATCAGGTTCGCACCGTACAGGTAGTAAAGGATAGCCAGGACCAACACGCCGAGCGCAAAAATGCGCGGGTCGCGATTTATGATGTAAATAAGGACTGATGCATAGATGACGAAGCGGGAAGTGGCCGCGACGCGCTCACGTGCAGACTGCTTCGCGGTCGGCCAAAACTCGAGGAGCTTGTCGTTGCGAAAAATCTCCCGCGGGTCCATTCTGTAATAGTCTGAGAAATTACTTCTTTCGACCCTTGGACTTGGGCCGGGGCGTGGGACGAGGGGCCTGCTGTGCCTGCGGCTGGAGGCCGCCCATCAGGGCTGCGAGCCCGCCACCTCCACCGCCACCCATCATCTGGGAAAGCATGTTGTTCATACCAGCCATGAGCGCCTTCTCGTCCATGGCGCCACCGGTCGTCTTCATGTTCTTGGCACAATTCTCAGCAGCCGCCTCGATCATACTGAGCGTCTCGGGGGGGAACATGCTGATCGTGTTGCCCAAGATGTACATCGTCTGGATGTACTGCCAGATGGCATCCTTGGTCGCGGAAGTCGCCTCTGCGCTCGCCCACACCGTCTGAAGGTTAAGACCCTTGACGAACTCATTTTGCTCACTGAAAAAGTCTGGAGACTTGGCCATGAGCTGGGATGAGAACGGTCCGATTTGCTTCATAAATGCGTCGAACGTTGCGCGAGTGCGCGGGGTGGCCTGGACAGCCTTGAACGCCTCTTCCTCGGGGAACGTTGCTACGAGCTCGTCGAGGAACTGGCCCATCATTTCATTGAAAGCCTGAATCGTGGTCATCGTGTCACTGTGGTTTTGACGACCTAATTCCTTAAGTAAATTAGTAAGGTTCTTTGGTCATCGTCTCATGGGTTTCAGAGCTGCGCGAAACTATGAAATAGACCAGAAGGGCCACCAAGAACGCCGGTTTCATGAGCTCCGAGTTCTTGACGGGTCCTTCGTTGTTCATTTTAGCCCGGCCATATACGTAAGCCATGGTGACGGCGCCAGCTACAACCGCGGCGCCTGTAGGGTCCCGGAGGTACTGATCCATACTTTAGTACCTGTTGAGCAATTTTTTAGGGCAATTTCTCGATGCGCTGCGGACCGACTCGCGACTCGGCCGCATCATCAAATAGGTTCTGCTCCATGTTAGCCACGGACGGCTCACCGGCTGGTGTGCCTCCTGGAACGTTCGGTGGCGTCCCACTATTGTTCACGGTCACGGTGTTATCTACGCCGCCTGGCGTCTTCCCAAACTCCATGTTGGACCCATCGACGTTCACGGGGTCGACGGGGTCTTCGTTCATCACGTCCGGTACATCCTCGTCCTCATCCTCTGGAGCCTCTTCATCCTCGTGATCCAGGTTCAGGTCCTCGCCGGCCGCCGGCATAGGCAGGTACGTCTGGAGAATCTCAGCCGTCGGAACCAGGTCCTCTATGACCTCGGCAATTTTCTTTGAAAATCGCACCCGGAGATCATCGTTGCGCTCCTCTTCCGTATGGGGCTCGGTGATGATGAGAGGTCGCTCATACAGGTCCTTGGCGCACGCCTCGTAGCACCTCTGAACAAACACGTCGTTCGCCGGAAGCTTGATGCAAATCTTCTTGGACTTTTTGTCTGTCCGGATCGAGCTCAGAATCTTGACGTGGATGACGAATACAGCCGCCATCAGGTTCGGGAACAGAGGCTGGTTCTTGATGATCGCCTCTGTATTTTTGAGAGAAATTGAAGAGTTCCAAGTCTTGATGGCCCTGAGGAGCTCCTGGAAAACCAGCGTCGTGTTCTTCGACTTTTTGTCCATGACCTCCTTCTTAGCCTCGAGCCAAATCTCCCAGAAAGCCTCAATCATCACCGGAATCATCGCATCACAAAGCTTCTTGGTAAAGCGCCGCTCGGACTCGTTCAGAAGGTCCATGCTATAGTAAGTCCGCAGGACTTATTTGCGCGAAGCCTTGCGCAGTGACTACATATACACCCCATCATAAGCCTTTTTCCAATAGGCCAATTCGTCTTCTAGATTATTGATCCGGTTCAACAAGGCAACCTCGACCGCCTCCTTGTGAGTCAGACGGCGCTTGAGCCTCTCAATTTCATTTTCAAATTCCTTCGATCGAACCTTGTCGGTTTTATGAACCTGATTGGCCTCCCACGTCTGGTGCAGTTTAGATTTTTGGTGGGTCGTGAGATTTTTGTATGTAAATCCTGGGCGGCATGGGCACGTGTTCATAGGGGCGATCTCCATTACTTGTACCAATCCAGAATCTCTTTAATCACCGGATGGCGCTCTATTTCAGCCTCGGTGAAAATGACGTGCTGTATTTGATCCGAAGGCCGGAGGCGCGACACAAAGTCCGCGAGTCCATTGTCCTCGAACCCCCGGTCGTGCTGACGAGGGTCGCCTGTGATGACCATCTTGGAGCCTTCACCGATCCGAGTCAGGACCATCTGCATCTGATTAGGCGTCGAGTTCTGCATCTCGTCTGCGATTATCCAGGACGCGTCGAACGTCCGGCCGCGCATGTAGGCCAATGGGCACACCTCAATCTGACGGTCCTCCATCATCGTCCGGATATGGTTCGGGCGGAAATGGCGGCCGAGCGCGTCCGTCAATGGACGGACCCACGGGTCCATCTTGTCTTCGAGGGTTCCAGGCAGGAAACCATGCTGCTCATCCACTGAAACGGCCGGGCGGGTCAGAATGATGCGGTTCACATGGCCGAGTTTGAGAGCCTGCGCCGCCGAGTTGCACGCCAGAAGGCTCTTGCCGGTACCGGCTGGGCCAGTGCTGACTACGACTGGTATCAGGCGATTCTCGAGAAGGGACTTGTAGCGGATCTGGACAAGGTTGCGCGGGCTGATCATTTGCCTTTGGTCACCCTTATTTTTTGAGCCATTTTCTGCAGGTTCACGAGACCGGGCAGAAGGTCCATTGTCTGGTCCTCTGCGGGCTCTTCCTGTACAGCCCGAGACCGGCGGTCCCAGCGAACTCTGAAACTGACTGGTCCAGACATGTCAACAGTGTACCCCAGTTTTTGGAGCTGTCGGCACAAGTAACGGACAGCCTTGGGGAGGTCGTACCGTGGAAATCCCACGACGAACGGGGGGACGGTCAAGAGTGCACTCTTCAGCCCGAGTTCGTGCGACGTGCGAATTTTTCGAGAAAATTGGTCGAGTAAAGCCTTGTACGTCTCCTTTTTGACGTTCTGGCGAGCCTTTTCAAGGGCCGCCATCTCCTTGGCGGTCACTGGGAGCGCCATCCTAGTCTGATGGGGCATTTTTCTAGCGCTGATACGACTCGAGCGGCGGCACCATGACCG